TACACTCTGATAAACAAACGAATTATTAGGGATAGGGTTTTCTTTAATGCCTGCTATCCATACTTCGGTTTGAAGCCCCTCCATTGCAATACCCTTAAAGAGTTCTGGGGCTATGTACTGGGCTACGGTGGAAGTTGCCACGATAGTTGTAGCCACCAAGGGTACTGAGGCACCCAAAGCTGGGGCGATAAAAAGGGAGGCAAGGAATGCCAAAACCACATTAATACATAATGCTTTTAGTGATAATTTCATACTGTTTTAAATTGTTTTTAAAGGGTTATTAAATTACTTTTCGGTGTAGCGTACCCCATTGGCGTACTCTTTAGCTAAGCGGGTGTACTCTTCGGGTTCCTTGTCTCGGATAGCTCGGAGCCTTTCGGGGTTTTTCTTTTGCAAGTAGTCAAAGCTTTCATTGGCTGTACCTGTTGGTTTTGCACCTGCCCCTAACACTACCTCACGCACTGCGTTAGCCTTTCCTTGCTGTGTATTCTCAGCTTCTTTGTCGGCTACAAGTTTAGAGATTAAGGCTTTTTGCCCGTCAAAATCGGCTTCAAACTGCTTTAGCTGACTTTCTTTGAGGGCTTGTGGGATAAGCCCTAATTGTACGGCTTTATCTACCAAGGTTGTGGCTTCGGCAGTGCGAGTTTCGCTAATAGTCTTTTTCAGAGCCACCACTTCGGTTTCTGCTTTTTCTTTGTCTGTTTTGAGGTTATGTAGAGCACTAAGTACTGCTTCCTCTTTTGTGTTTTCGCCCATACCCAAGGCAAGGGCTATCACTTTAATGTCCATATTGTTTGATGTATTAGTTACTATTTTTTTGAGTTGAAAGGGCTTGCCGTCTTTTGATAGCTTCAAAGCGTTGTCGTTGCCTCCTATATCTACAATGGAGATTTCCACGAGCTTACAAGCGGTTACAGTCTCATATACTTGCCCTTCTAAGATGTGTTGTGGCTGGGTAGATACTTCTTTGATTTCGGCATACATTGAAGCCATACGTATATAGCCACGTTCTACTTTGCCCGCTATCTTCTTAGCAAACTCGTCCTGCTCGTCAAACTCTACTTCTGCTATAAGAGTAGTCCCCTCCTTGTATAGTTTGGTACAACGTCCAATGACTTCACTACCCTTGTTGCCATAACCGTCTCGCTCGTGCATAAAGAGTACAACGGGGTTGCGCATATATTGGGCATAGTCAATACCATCTGTAAGGATGCGGTATCCATAGCTATTTACATTCTCGGTATTGATGATAAATTGGTGTTTCATTAGCAAATAGGTGTTAGTTCGTCACTTAATTCTGGTGCAAAATTCAGTAGGTTTTGGCAAGTATAAAAATCGGCAAACAAACCTTGTAATAATTTACCCCAAACCTTGTACTAATTTACCCCAAGCATTGGGAGCTAATTTCGCTACCTACTTTATATGTATGACCTTTGCACTGATAAAAACAGAGACACAATGGAATTTGACCTCAAAGAACTTACTGCACGAGCATTTTTGGACTACGTAGGCCCTGCTTTTCCCTCGTGGTGGGCTAATAATAAAAAGAAATACGTACTACCGAGTCTCTCCAATATTAGTGAAGCGCGTAGCAATGGAAGTGAGTATTTTATGACGCTGAAAGTAGCTGATAAAGCAGGCGTGCAAACTCTCTTCCCTAATGAGCCTTTGGTGAGCTTTTCACTCACTAAAACCATTGTAGAGACAGCAACCGTAGGCAAACACCGCAGGGGCAAGGTAAAAGAGTACATAGCTACCGAAGACTGGCAAATTACCATTAAGGGGCTTTGCATAGACATCAACAACCCCGACTTGTACCCTACAGCACAGGTACAAAGCCTTAACCGCTTGTTTGAAAAGAACGAAAGTTTGGAGGTCATAGGTAACAAGTTATTTACCCTCTTTGATATTCGTAACATTGTTTTAAAAGATATTAGTTTCGAGGCAATGGAGGGTAAGGAGGGCATACAGAAATACACCATCAAAGCCGTGTCAGATATGGACTTCTATGCCGAGTTAGACGAAAAGAGAACGCAATTAAATCATTTATATTAATGTTCGTATTACAATCAATTATAAAGATAGGCGACTATACTTTTAAGGCTGTACATAGTGTGAAAATCACCAAATCGGTAGACGAATTAGCCGACACCTGTACTATTGAACTTCCTACCCATTTTAAAGTAGACAAAGGGGGTGAGCCCCTCTATACAGAAAAGGCTATCAAAGCAGGCGATAAGGTGAGCGTTACCCTTGCTTATGAAGGGGTATATAGCGGGGTAGAGTTTGAGGGCTATGTAAAGAAGGTTAAGCCAAGCATTCCCGTAAGCATAGAGTGTGAAGACGCTATGTACTTACTTAGGCGAAAGAATATCAATCGCTCTTGGCAAAAGACAAGCCTTAAAGAAGTGTTGCAGGAGGTAGTAAAAGACACCCCTATTGCCTTGGTTGATAATATACCACAAATGCAGTTAGACCAGTGGCTCATTCGCAATGCTAACGGTACGCAGGTATTAGAGAAGCTCAAAGAGGAATTTAGGCTAAGTATCTTTATCAACGATGAGGGCAAACTATATGCGGGGCTCTCGGAGCTTACCAATATAGGGCAAACCGCACGATATGACCTCAATTACAACATAGTGGCGAATGACTTGGAATATCGTACCAAGGACGAACGTAGGCTAAAAATACGATATACTTACATTGATAAGAACAACAAAAAGAAAACTGTAGAAGAGGGAGACCCTGATGGCGAGCTAAGAACATTTCATACTTCTGTGGTGAGTGATGAGGCAAAACTACGGGCTATGGCAAGAGCGGAAATAGAAAAGCTAAAATACGACGGATTTGACGGCTCTATAACAAGCTTCTTAGTCCCTTTCGCTACACGTGGTATGCAGGCACATATTATTGATAAAGAACTGAAAGAGATAGATGAGCAGTACTTCATTAAGAAGGTAGAAACTACCTTTGGACGTAATGGGGCACGCCGACAAGTAACCATAGGAGCAAGATTATGAGTATAGATAGAGAATTAGTCGAAGGGCTTCGTAAGTTAGGCAAGCGCAAAACCCCTACCATAGCCGTAGAAGTAGTATCAGTAGACAAAACGCAAGGCACGTGTGTGGTGAAAGACGATGAGCTACAATATACCGTGCGCTTAGCTTCGGTGATTAATGATAACACCGAGCGTTTTTACCTTTTCCCTAAGGTAGGAAGTAGCGTGCTGATTGCTTCGATAGGGGAGGACGAAAACCGCTACTATGTGGTAGCTTATAGCGAGATTGAGAGCGTGAGCCTACAGATAGAAGACACTCAGCTTACCATAGACAAAACGGGGGTACATCTGCAACGTGGAGAAGTAGATTTTAAAAGCCTTTTAAATGAGCTTTTAAACGAACTTAAAACGGCAGTGATACAAACTCCTGCAGGGCCTGGTAAATTCGCTCCTAACAATGTGGCGAAGTTTGATAAGATTAATAACAAGATAAATGAATTACTACAATAAGATATGGCACGACTAACAGCCGTTGAGGCAGATTACAAAAAATCACAAGCTAAGGAGCTTTTTGCCAAAGGCTTTAGCATTGCTAATATATCGGAAATGATAGGTATTGGCATTAAAACGCTTGGCAAATGGCGAGAGGAGGGCAAATGGGACGAGGAGAGAGAACTACAAACACTCAGACCTTCCAATATTCGCAAACTCACGCTTAAGTGTGCGCAGGCTATTGAGCGGGGCGAACCCTTGCCTTATAAGGCGGACGATATTACTAAAATCGTTGCCGCTTTCGACCGTATTACCGACCATAATAAAATAGCAGTATATACGATGGAGAGCCTCGACGGGTTTTCTAACTTTATCTTAGAGAAAGCAGGGCAAAGTAGCGGTAAAAAGCGTGAAACCTATATGAATACCATTAAAGAGATACGCCCTTACTTTGATATGTATATAACCGAATTATTACAGAAAGGAGATGACTAAAACAGAACTCAAAGAAGCCAAAGAACGCTATTTTGCGAAGTCGAAAATGATTAGAGAGCTTACCTACGAGGCCATACAGAAGGAAACAGCTGACGAGCAGGAAGCACGTATCAAACGGCTACTAAAACCCGAAAACTATGGTGAGTTTTTCGATTATTATTTTGGCTTAGACAGTGGTTTGCCCCTGGGCGATGCCAAGACACCTAAGTTTCATATTGACGACTATATTCGTTTGTACAAGGACCCGTTTATACGCCAATTTAGAAAGAAGTTTAGGGGTG